TCTACTGTATGAGAGAAACTACCAAGTTGTATATATCCATCGTGACTGATACATCTGCCGTTGCCAGCATCAACCAAGAACATCATCTTGCTACTCATAGCACTTCTTGCTCTGGGTTGAGATTTTTTACGAATTGCACAGGATCCTTCTCAGACTTATGCACCCAATGATAACAAATACGTTGAAATTGTGGGTTCCAAGTTGATACGCAGATATAATCAGTCACGTTGCCTCCAATCTTCAGGTTTATCCTGCTGGAACCAATCTTTGATGTCATCAGCACTATTAAACCCCGTTTTATGATTGGATGGATCGGGGTCTCCTAAACCCATCCTATTCAGAAAATCGTCGGTACTACCTTCTTCAATTTCTTGAGACGATTGTCTTCGTGCTTTTTGTAACCAGTCTCTAGCAAGAGTATGACTCTTTGCCAACTTCTCTGCCCAGATCATATCATCTAATTTTACTTCTTCGCCATTTGCAATACATTTACAAATAAACTCCAGTCTTAGACGGTATTGAGTAGATAACATAAAGTTACGCTTCGTTACTTTTATTTATTTTCTTCCATCAATCTCTTCGACAAACTAAGAGAGCGACGGTATATCATATATTTTACCACAGGATTTCTGGGATTGTTAGTCAACCACCAAATCTGGCGTCTTATGTAAGTATTTGCTAACTTAAATCCATAATAAAAAATGGCAGCAGCACCTTCATCTGTAAGGACAAAGTATGCTACCACCACGAATAGTATGAATAATAAAGTCACCCAGACTCCTCATAGCGTCTCTTTTCAAGATATTCAATTATCTCTTGCCTCCACTCCATCAATTCATAAAAACACTCTTGATTGTGAGCACAACCACGAAGACGACTATCAGGTTTGATTACACTTTCCAGCATTAAACCAAGCGCATCGCGTCTTTTTTGTTCTTTGGGGGAACTCATCGTTTTCTTTTGATAGTTTTTAACTGATTTTTGATGAAGTCTATTGATTGTTTGTAGGTCTTCAAGGTTTTAATCGGTTCACCATTATGTATGATGATAAACTTTTTACCTAAAGGGACTGCTGCCCACATTCCGTCTTTAGTACAATAACCTAGAGGATTTCCAGGTTTAGGATTAAGAATCCCAGGACATTCAATGTGAGGTTTAAGAAATCCCATTAGAAAGTAGCAGTGACACCCATAACTGTTGCATTAGGATTGCGTGCAAGTGCTACCTCGCGTGCTTCCTTGTAATCGCGTGCCTCAACCATTTCATTGAAGACTTTACCAGCGACGTAGAGTTGAACTTTGCAGCGCATAATCAGTTTGTTTCGACGTTCTTAGTATAGCACATCAGATCGATCTGATGAAGGACAGGTCAAAATCTTCAGATTCTCTAAAGTAATCACGTACTTGCTCACGCTCCTCTAAGCAGTTATAACCAGTGAGAAAGAAGTCAGAGATTTCAGGGTCTGCAATCGCCTTTACACAAGCACCATTGTCTTTGATGTTCTTTAATTTTGACTTAGGAATACAACATCCCTTCCCCTTCTTTACATCAGTTATAATAAAATAATCGGCAAGTTTGTCCACATAATTTCCTGCCTGACGACGATTCTTAAGAATCAATCCTCTCACCGCCATCTGTGATTTGTTCCTAAATTGAGTTACTTTTGATTCATAAGTTGTTCCATTGGGACCAATCAAATCAATGCCAGGAAGATTTACTCTAGTGAGAAGACCATTACTATACTCAGCAAGTGCTTTCTCTACAAGTTCTCCTGCTTTGGGGTACCTTAGATTGTTGTCAGTGTAATCGTGAATCGTTTCTAAAAGTTTAGATAAACGATCAAGTTGAAATGTATTAAAGTCAATCATCGACGAATGATAGAGATAGCAGGTTCACCTTGTTCAAACACAGTGTCAACAACTGCCTGAACACTTCTAGCAGTACCTATACCCACTTTATCATAAACTGGCACACATACAAGTCCAAACGTCTTCTCAGCGCCTCCTAGACGGATCACACGACCGATTGACTGACTAATGCCGATATAGTCCATATTACGCATAAACAAAACTGCCTCAAGTCCTTTGACGTTGATACCCTCAGACAGAATAGAGTGGTGCATCACAACAAAACGAGTGTTGTCTATGCCCCATTGATTTAGAGTATTGAAGAATACCTCACGGGATACTTTCTTACCGTCAATAATGGCACCAGTCTTGCTAGTAATACACATCCAGTGATAACCACGCCTCTCAAGTTGAAGACAAAAGTCAGAATCAGAAATAAGACGTATAATCTGCTTAGTAGAACGTGCGGCAATCAGGATCTTATTGATTGCATTGTCATCGATGGTTTCCAGCAAATTCTGTGAATCTGTGAGTCTAAAGTCCCCTTGTGGCAATTGTTTAACAACCACTTTTGGAGGAAGAATATACCCTTCATCGACAAGCAAAGGAGCAGGAACATTACATAAAACTTGACCATATACTGACCCATCATTCATCCCTGGTTTGAAAATAGTAACACTATGCTTAGGAGTAGCAGTGAAGAAGTAGCAGCGATCAGAATCAGAAGCAAAGTGCTCCGTAGCAGGGAAAAAGTTTCTCTGAACAGAATTATGCGCTTCGTCAAAGTAAATTGTATCGATCTCAATTCCTGCCTCCTGAATACGGTGCAACGAATGATATGTAGTAAAAATCAGTTGATTTCGATACGCTTGTTTACACCACCGCTCAATATATGCAGGTTTTGTGCTACTGAAGTGCTCAGTTTCTCCACTGTGAACGTGAAACACGGCAGCATTGTCAATAACTTCCAAAAACTCTTTACAGAGTTGTGCTGCCAAAAGAATACGAGGAGCAACTACAACAATCCTTGTAGGACCATCAGAATCGAATCGTACTTTAGCGTCTTCAATCATACAAATAGTCTTGCCACCACCAGTAGGGATGATAACCTGACCTTTAGTATGTTTCTGCATCGCTTCCAAAGCATTCTGCTGATGGGGGCGAAGGGTGATCACGGGTTTCCTGTTTGGTATGGAATTATTATAGCAGAAGACCACCTACTAAGATACCTTGCAGACAGTCTAAGAACTGGAACAAGTCAGTAAACCCTACGCTCTTCTCCATATAGTGTTACGATTGCGTTGAATGAAATTGTTATTCGTGGTTTTTCAGTTGCCTTGCCAGGTGGTACACAATGCTGCAAATATGAAGGAAACATCAACAAATCTCCCTCTTCAATTTTTGGAACATATACCTCACCACAATTGTTTGAGTTCATCTCCAAACTCAAATACCTCATAGATCTCAGAGGATCCCAAAATTCAGGTGGTTGGTGCTCATCTTTATCATAAGATAAAAAATGAATGAACGAGAAATGAGAATGATTTATCTTGGAGTACAGATGATCGTGAATTTCTTGGTACTCACCATCTCGATACACATTATACCAAAGATCAGTGAAGTGCAATCCATATTGATCATCAAAAAACTCGTCGATCGTATTGTGATAGATGTTCAACAAGATATCTTTATCTTTCTCGATGAAATCTTTTTCTTGATTAAAAGAAGTAAGAATTTTATTAGTAGTCCAGTCTTCAGGTATTTCTAGTTCATCTAGAGAATCTAGTATAGATTGAACTAGATTTTGTTTTAGAATCTCGTTTCCATTTACTCTAGATTGAAATATAGTTACTGGAAATACTTCCGTTTTCATGCACCACCAACATTATTATACCAACATTTATAACTTGGAGGTTCCCAATAAGCATACTCCAAGTCTTCTTGCTTTTCAGGATTAAAAATATATGGGAGTTCTATACACTTTTGAATATGATCTATAAGTGCATTATTATTTGAATATGCTAAAGACTGTGCATGATTCCAGAATGGGGTATCATAAATTGATCCATTCTTATAGTGCCACAAAATAAAATCTTGAACTTGAAGTATCTCAGTATGAACTATATTATTAACTTCTTCTCTTGATTGAGCACCAATCATTACATCATACAAAGATTCGGATACATTATGATGAACAAGAGATGCAATCGCTTCCATTGGTTCAATGAATGAATATGAGTTGCCATTCAAAATAGTTCTCTCACCTCTCCACATATCTTTAGCGATATAATTATCGAAAGAAAGATAACCATTAGGTTCTACATCAAATCTTTCAATAAAATCTTTCTCAGCATCTTCTTTAGTTGTAATTGTATTATTATACAAATAACCATAAGAAACACTATCGTGATTTGGAATTACAAATACCCAACCATTTGGTGTTGCAATATGCTCTGTCCACAATAAATTTGGATCCGCACCTTCCTTTCTGGCAAGAATTACAGAATTGATAGGATTTGTTAAAATATCATAAGAATCGTCTAACTTATCGGGTCTTCCTCTACAATCCATAATGTATGTTGCATCAATTTCATTTTCTGGATCAGTGATGGTTTTTTCAACAACATTAAAAATACCAGATTCTAAAACCTGCTCAGAAAATAGTTTCGGCACATAGTGCATTGCAAATGAACCACTCCGAAAAGCGTGAAAGAAGTCATCATTATTATTTCCCCATCCCTTATATCGAATACCTTGCTTTATTGTTGCTTTAATATTATTTTTATTTACCCAATCTAAATCAAGGACATCAAAAATAGTTTCACGAATATTTAATTGTGTTCCTTGACCAACTTTCTCAATATTAATATTGGGATCGTGATAGATTTCAATTTCATCAATATTATGATTTTCAGTTACACTTAGATAATGAAGATTTAATGCAGAAATACAACCTGCGTTTCCTGCACCAATGATAGCAATTTTTTCTGTCATTCTTTTTCAGTAAAGTTGTATTTGATAGCAACAGTGAAACGATATCCATTTCGGTATGTTGTTGCTTTATGTAGGATGCTTGCGGGAAATCCAACTAATCGATTTTGAATTGGAGGAATCCCATAAAAAGAACCATCTACAAGGAATTGAGTTTCTCCACCATTATCAATATCATATCCTGGTGTGGTGTAGAAAAGAAATGTTTTTGCATCTACACCTTCATCTTCATCAGTATGAAAATATGGATTCTCACTTGGAGCGAAACAATTAATATACAATCTTACAATATTTTTTTTATCACAATCAGAGAATTTTTCTGCAATTTTATCAGCAAATATATTATAAAATCTTTTTGTGTCTATGGTTGAATCATCAACAGCATTTTTTGGAATTCTTTCACTGGTAAGATCATCTTCCTCCATACCATCAAACCAGACATTATGAACTAATCCTGTTACTGGTGTATCAGAATTATCTGCCTCTCCATAGTAATAAGGAGCATCGACACAATACTCAACTACAAAGTCAAGTTCTTCTTGTGTTAAAAAATCATCTACAACATCAATCATTATACATTTCTCCTTGATAATCTAAAACTCTAAAATTAAATGCGATTGTAATTCTTGGATAGTCTGGAGTTGGTTTTCCTGGTTTAACAGAATGAGAAAGATAAGATGGAAACATAATAAAATCTCCTTCTTTAAGTTCTGGATACCAAGTGTGTGCATAATTGTTTCTATCTAATTCAACACTCAAATTACGAAGTTGTGAAAGTGGATCTCTAAATTCAACTGGTTGATGAATTTTTGGATCAAAAGATAAAAAATGAATGCAAGAATAATGTGAACCATGAGGACCACCAACGTGATCATGCTCCTCTTGCCATTCACCATTCATATAAACATTATACCATATTTCATCAATATCAATCTTATATGGTGCATCAAAAATTGCATTGATGCAAGCACCATATCTTTTTTCTAATACCTTTTGATAAGTATCATCTTCACCAAAAAATATTTCTTTCCCTCTTGGTTCTCCATCAAACGATGTCATCAACTTATTAGTAAACCAACCGTCTGGTATCTCTAAGTTTTTTGCATCTGCTACAATCTTATCAATAAGTAAATCTTTTAATTTATCATTATCAGTCATTGACAAATGATAATATGTAATTGGAAATACTTTACAAACAAAGTCTGCAGATTTTGATTTTTCTAATAAAGTTTTATCAGAAGTATCATTTTTTATAAAATTTATAGGACTTTTAATATCTTTAGAGCTCATTCTTCAAAAGCAACAAACATATTCTAATCATAATTCAGGTTATTGTCAAGCCCCTCTTAATATGATAAGATTAGAACAATGTGAGAGATGTAGCACCAACACCGGGAACAACGAATTGAATTTCATTTCCAACTACATTCATCTTAATACCTGTTCCAATACCACTACTGAATCCATTCAAAGCAGTCATAATTCCTGTTGTGCGAATATCTGCGCTAGGTGTCCCATCAGCAGCAGAATCGTCAAGAACACCTTCACTAACAAAAATTGGTCCTTGAATATTAAGAGCACCAGTTGTCATTTGAGTTATCCCAACACCTATCGCAAGGCGTTCAATAACAGCAGTTCCATAAACTGTGAGAGCAGTAAATTCATCTAATGCAGTGGTGCCAATTCCAACTTGACCACCGTCTAGTAGTGTAATATCACTTACAGATGTTTGATCAATAGTTCCACCAATACCAAGTTGATCCCCAGTAAATTGATCAAGAGGATGACCTATTTGTACTGCTGCAAATGGTGCTTCTGTATATGTTATTGGATTGATAGAAAGACCGCCACCAGTCAAATGATCATCATCAATACTAAGTCTACCATCTACAAATAGATCTCCAACAGTAGAGACACCTGTGATATTAAAACTATTGAAGTTTTGTCCTGGTGCTGGAATAATTTCTGTTCCATCAGGATTTAGAAGTCCTGCTGAACCATCTTCAATATAGATTGCTCTAGTAGTGATTGAAGAACCAGTTCCAGGTACGGAGATGTCACCACCTACTGCAATATTTCCACCAACTTCAACACTAGTCTGTACGAATAAGTCTGATGTACTAGTAAGTCCAGTAACTTCCAATCTTGCAGTTGGATCGGTTTTACCAATACCCAGACTACCACCATAAGTGAGAGTCATAAGGTTATTCGATCCTGTATGATGCCAATGGAAATCTCCAGTTCCGACACCAGCAGTTCCTGCTTGAAGATAATAATTTACATTACCATTTCCAAAGTTGATAAGATCTAATGACTCATAAAGACTGTATGAGAATGCTGTATTTGGATTATTATATCTAATTCCTCCACTATTTTCTGCTAAAGAAGTAGTCGAACCTAAAGAAACAAGAGATTCTAAAGTAGTTGTAGTGTTAATACCACTCGATAATTGGAGAATAGATGGAGAGTTAAATTTTCTAATTGTGATATCTGATGTTAATTCAGAATCTGTCCCAACACCAATTAAAGTTGCGCTTAAAATATTTGAAACAGTTGCAACACCGACTGTAAGATCGCCAATATCTACAGCAGCATCAGATGTTAAACTTCTTGCTGTTGTTGCTGTACCAGTAACATCTCCAGTGATTCCACCAATAAAACTTGAAGCAGCAACTGCGGATGCTGTCAATATACCAACAATAATGTCTGGAGTTCCAACTAATCCTTCTGCACCAGTTGCAATACCAGTAACATTACCAATGACATCACCAGTAACATTGCCAGTTACATCTCCAGTAATATTTCCAAAGAATCCAGAACCTGATGTAATAGTTCCGCCAACGGAAATATCATTAGGAAGTTTAGAGTTTAATAGAATAGGTAATCTATCATTAGAAATAGTTCCCAATCCAATATTGTCGGCATTGAGTAGTGTTAATTCAGATCCAATACCAGTATATGAATATGCTGTGATAATTCCAGTTGCGTAAATATCACCACTAGAATGAATACCAACACCGTGATTGAATGCTTCGGTACTAATTCCGCCAGCAACTTGTAATGTAAATCTAGGATCATCAGTTGCAACACCAACAAAACCTCTATTGTAGATGCTGGTAAATCCCAAACCAACATCTATATCTAACCACTGCGATGTTGGCATTCCTTGTAGGAATCTGGCATCACCATAATATGTGACAATTCCTGATGGATCTGTTGCAGTGATGAAACCAGATTGAATACTAATTCCAGCACCAATTAAAGTATTCCCTACCTCTATATTTTCAATCGTCGCAGTATCAAAGACAGATAATGTCTGACCTCTTAGTTGAGATGCAGTTAAAAATCCTGTAATTCTTGCATTTCCGCCATTGACGTGCAAGAGTTCTGTTGGAACCGTAGTTCCAATTCCAACCAGTCCAGTAGGACTTACAACCAGATTGTCATCATCAACTTGAACGCCATTGCGAAAGTTGAATTGCTTTCTTATATTCGCCATCGTATATGGTGATTTTTATCTATTTATCAAAAGACTCCACCATTAAATGTTGGACCGTATATAGTCCCAGATACGACATAATTTACACTTCCACTTCCTGAGATAACAATAGATCTACCCTTGCCACCGCCACTAGTATCACCACTACTACCATTACTACCATAACTTCCACCATTGCCGCCGCTACGAGCGCCATCGCCGCCGCCGCCACCGCCGCTTCCAGGACTGCCTTGACTACCATTACTACCATTACTACCGCCGTTGCCGCCTCCAGAACCACCTGCACCGCCTGGAAATCCTTGACCGCCGCCGCCTCCGCCGCCACCTTTTCTTCTTCTATCCTTCCTTCTATTTCTACCTCTGGAGTCACACCACCATCCACATCTCCTATAATCACGGGATCGATCGTGCTTATCCTTTCTTTTACCAGCACCACCACCGCCGCCGCCTCCGCCTCCAGCAAGGAAACCATAGTTCTCAAGATCAATAGGATATTCAACACCTAATCCAGAAGATCCCCTCTTACCATCAGTAGGACCTCCACTTCTATTTCCGCCCTTTCCACCAGCACCAGCAGCACCAATAATTGCACCAGAACCACCAATATTAACATCAAGATTGGTATTATTATTCCAACTACCAGTTCTTAATGCACACTTTAGTCCACGAGCACCATCATACT